AAATGTATAGATGCCTAAAAAAAATACAAATAGTGATTTAATCAAAAATTATATAGAACATATTAAATCAGAAAAAAAGGTAAGTCCCGGGACTATTACAACATATAAAAATGTTGGAGAAAATTTACCATTTAATATACTATCAGGACAACCTACTATTATTACTAAATTAAAAAATTTATATAGTAACCCCAATACGCTTCAGCTATATTTAAATATGATTATTTTAGTAAGAAGGCATAATGATGAAGAAACTGATAAATTAATCAAATTAAGAAATTCATTAAAAGATGATATAATTAAATCACGAAAAAAGAATTTAGATGAACTAGATGAAAAATTGCCTAGTTATGATTATATTATGAAAGAATTAGATGAATCAACTAAATCAAGATATATATTAAATTATTTGATTTTAAATCATGGATTTAGAAATTCCAGTGTAAATCTAAAATTTGTTAAATTACTTCCTCCAGTAGAAGATAGAAAAGAAAATTATATAATGATTAAAAATAAAGATGTTTTATTAAATATTAATGATTTTAAAACGGTATCATCATATGGAACTAAGGAAATTAAAATCAAAGATGATAAATTTAGAAATGAATTAAAATCATTAAATCTTAAACCAAATGAGTATCTATTTGCAAAAAGAGATAAAAGTAAGATTACATCGGTGTCGACCTTCAATGATAAAATAATAAATCATACAATAGATAGATTAGGTCAAGCTGCATTATTTAAAATTGTAGTTAAAAATACTTTAAAGAATAAAAATTTTGAAAAGTTAGAACAATTATCAAAAGACAGAGGAACTAGTATGGAAGTGCTACTTAAAAGTTATAATTTATTTAATGGACATGATAATAAAGAAAAAGAAAAAGAAGATTAAATTGATTTAAAATATTTAAAGACTATAAAACAATTATAAATAAATGGATTATAGTGAAGGAAAAATTTATAAATTAGTAGATAATACTAATAATAATATTTATATAGGTTCAACTATAAATCTATTAACTGATAGATTAAGATCACATAGATCAAAAAATAATGCTTGTAGTAGTAAATGTATAATTAAAAATAACGATTATAAAATAATTTTAATAAAAGATTATCCATGTAGTAATAAATATGAATTAGAAGAAGAAGAAAAAAAATATATATTAGAAAATGATTGTGTAAATATCACTATTCCTCATAGAACAAAATCAGAATGGAGTAAAACAAATTATAATAATAATATAGAAAGACAAGAATATATAAAAGATTATAATAAAGAATATTATAAAAATAATAAAGAATATTATTCTAATAATGCTAAAAATAATAAAAATAGAATAAAGAAAGTAATGTGTGAATGTGGTTGTGAAGTAAGGCAAGATAATTTAAAAAGACATATAAAAAGTATGAAACATATAAAAACATTAATAAAACATTAAAAATAACATAATTAAAACGATTAATAAGCGTTTGACTGACTATTTACAAGCAATTTATAAGTATAATTTAAATTATAAAGTATTTAAAATGGTTAAAGGGTCGCCTTATACATTATAAACGATTTACTTATAAATATAAATTAACGAAAACTTATAAATCATTCCAATTAATTCTTTTTTTTTGTTTTTTTATTTTTAATGCTTTTATGATTTGTTTTTTTGAAAATGTTTGAGCTAATGATGTTGTATTTTTATTTATTTTTTTAGTTGGTCTGCATATTGTGGGTTCTGATTTTTGCTTTCGATGCTTTTTACCACATACTGTTAATTTTTTTATGTCGGTCTCTAAGCCCATAGCAATTGGTGTAAGATTAACCCATTTTTCCTTTAACCAAGTAGCAGTTCCAGATTTTTTTAAATTTTTATTGATTCTTCCTCCAAGTCTTTCATATTCTTCTACTAAAAACATAGATTTATAAGCACTATTTTTTTTATACTTTTCATCAGTTGCTTTTTTTGCTTTTGTATAAATATCTTTATCTAAAAATTTATTACTCATATATTATTTAATTAGATAATAATTTACATTACAGATACTAATGTTCCAGTTGGGGACATAGTGAAGAATGCTTCAACGATTGCGAATGTAGTCATTTCACAACCACCAGCAGCAAAAGCAGTATGAACGATTTCAAGTGTATTTGGGGAAGAATTAGCAGCAGTATTTAAACCAATCATTCGTAGACCATCATCGTTGAATTTTTTGAGGTCAACACTTACTAAACCTTTTGGAGCGTCAGTTGATCCAGTATCAGTAGCAGAGGCATACGCTTCAAGGACAGTTCCTTTTAATTGATGTCTATCAACAGTTCCTTCGGCATATTTTTCACCATGTTTTGCTAGTGCTTTTAGTGTTTCCTCATGGACTCTTCCAACATTTAATCCATCAGTAGCAGTTTCAATCTGGACATCACTTTGAGGATACTGAGTTGAACCAATAATATATTTGTAGGATGTAATTTTTCCAGTTCCATCTGTGAATCCATAAGCACCATTTGCGTATTGAGCGATTGCTGAATTAACACCAGCATCTCTCATAGCACTAACAAAACCTTTACACGATAAAGACCTATCATTAATCTGTAAATTTTTAGTACCGGCAGAATTAGATACAGAATTAATGTATGTTTTACAAGTATCACCAGACCACATTAAACCTTCACTAGCAACTACCTGACGAAAGGATTGCATTACGTCTCCATTTTCAATTTGATAAACAGGGCAATATAAATTAGGGTTGGAAATAGTGTAAGTTGGATCGGCAGTAGCACCCACTAAAGCCTGATGGACACCAGCTAATCTTAAAACAATATCAAGTTCTACTAAACCATCTGGAAGGGCGCGGTTATGGTGATTTTTTAATAATCCAGATTCTAATTGAATACAGAAAACTTTTGAATTACCAGCAGCAATTCCTTCACCCAGAGAGCCGTTACGCACTTTCACTATCTTACCATCATCGGCACCAGCATCCGCAGCCTGATTTTCTATTTCTAAACATGCTGAACCAGCACCAACCGAATTAGAAAAAAGTTTATCCATAGGGCAATTGTAAGTGTTTCTAATAGAGTTATATAAGCCATAGCTCTGGATTTGTTCCACAACAGAACCTGCGGCTTCTATGGTCATTCTATCAAAGAAAGACCCAGCATGTTGATCTACATGTGTTGCCTGTGCGGCGGTTGTAACAGTGAAACTTAAATAATGTTTAGCTCCATCAAGGAAACCATTAGCTTTTACTTTAATACGAATTTCGTTAGCACCAGTTGGACTGAAATTGCTTGAACCATTAACACTGGAGAAACGAGCAAGATTTGCTGAAGCTTGAACCGCATTAGCAGACATTAAACCATATCTCATCGATTTTGGAAGATTATCATTAGAAATAGACATTACTATAATATCTAATTAGAAAAAAAAAATGAAATTTAATTAAAAAAAATAAAACTTAAATTAATTATTTTCTTATATTAAAAATCTTATTATATATTAAAAATCTTATTATATATTATATATTGTAGATGAAAATATTAAATAATAAAAAATTAAATAATATTTCTATTACAAAACAAAGTATTGATGATACTTCTGATTTACCATATATACCAGCAGAACCCTTGCCATCCAAATCTTTCGCCATGCTCATCGTAGCACCTGCTGGTGGAGGCAAAACATCATTCTGGACTAGTTTATTATTAAGTCATCCAACTAAGAAAAAACCAGATATAAATCGTGCGTATTACAGATTTTTTGATAAGATTATATTATTTAGTCCAAGTAAGGATACATTACCTATGGATAAATTACGATTAGATGAAAGCAGAGTATTTTTAAAATATAATGATGAAGATTTATTAAAATTTATTGATGAGGAAAAAGAAGGTGAAAATCTTAATAATCTTATAGTGCTTGACGACAGCATTCGACAGATCAAAAATAATAAGGAAGTTCAAAAATTAGTGTTAAATCGTAGGCATTTAACTCATAATCCAGATGAAGATAATAAAGCTGGTTTATCAGTTTTGATTACAAGTCAAAAGTTTAATGCAGCTGATACATATTTAAGAAATAATATGTCCGATATAATAATCTTTAAAACTTCTGTTAAGAATGAATTAGAAGCAATTAAAAATGATTTAATGTCTGATTTAGATAAAGAATTACAAGATGAATTATTAAAAAAAGCATTTGAAAAAAAATATGGATTTCTATATATTAAAAATTATATGCCTACTCGTGATAGGTATTATATAAACTTTAATAAAGTTATATTTGAAGATGACGATGATGATGGTGATATTGATGAAATTAAAATTGAAGAAAAAGATGATTTAAAAAATAAAAAATAATTATATATAGATGGATATTTATATAGATGAAGAAATATTTAAAATATGTAAAAAAGATATTAAATTTTTTAAATCAGAATGTTTAGATAATCATTATGATGTATTTAAGGATAATAATAATGATAGATGGAATATCTTATTTTTACAATCCATGTGTAATAAACCCAAAAGTATGAAATATTTAAAAACTAAATTATTAAATCATGGAATAGAAGAAAAATATATTAATGATTTATTTTATACTATTATTAAATTTGATTATAAATATGAAAATGGATTATTTTCATATTATGAATTGGATGAATGGGATGTTGATTTAGATAGACTAAAAAAATCTACATTAACATATACTTTGATTTAAATCAAACATTTTAATTTTTTTTTATTATATATATATATAATGTGTAAAGATACTTATATTTTACGCTTAACAAACTCGACGATAGGTAACCAAGCTGCTACTTTAAATAATAATAATGATAAAGTTTCAATTAGAATTCCTAATCATTTAAGAAGTAAGGGAAAATGTATGATCAAAGTAATAAGCATCCATATTGCACTCCAAAATGGAACAGGTACTCGTGTTGTAGCTAATGGAACAAATATTATTGCTATTAGATCTAATATATTACAATTAGGACATAGTAATGAAAATAATGGTTCTAATCAAATACTAGGTTCTGCTATAATTCCCTTAGATACGACTCGAGCAGTTTCCGTTGATACTTCTGATGCATTAAATTTTACTTGTGGTGGTCTTCCTGATATAATAGAATTAGAGCGTATGTGCTATGACCCTGCTAATAAGTTTAATTTAATTGCTGCTGATAATTATACAACTGACATTGTACCTCTACAAATAACTCTACAAATAACATTTGATGAAGATGATAAAAATATGTAAATAAATAATTTAAAATTGATTTTACAAATATATATAATAAAATGAATTTAAAACAAATAAAAGATTATCCAAATTATAGTTTAGATTTAAACACTAATAATGTATATAATACCAAATATAATAGACTTTTAAGTATAGGTATTAGAAACACTTACAATTATGTAAAATTATATAAAAATGGTAAAAAAAAATTATTCTCATTACATAGATTAATATATGAACTACATTTTGGAACTATACCAGAAGGATTATGTATAGATCATATTGATTGTAATAGACAAAATAATAATATTGATAATTTACGATTAGCAACTATTAGTGAAAATATATGTAATGTGAGTAAATCAAATTCTAATACAGGATATAAAAATATTTCTTTCATTAAAAAATATAACAAATATAGAGTTTATATAAAAAAAAATGGTAAAATAAAATATCAAAAACATTTTAAAACATTAGAGGAAGCACTATTAAATCGTAATGTTCAATTAGTATTACATCATGGAGAATTTTGTAATTTAGGATAAATCATAAAGTAATACTTTTATAATTTTTTTTTATTGTATTAATATATAATGAATGATGATAAAGAAAATATTCAAGATTTTATCAATAAAGAAAA